GTCGACTCCGAAACGGTCGGTTGAAAAGCTTTCGCCTAGCTGGGTGATCGTCTGGTCTGTCCCTGATTGCGTAAAAGGCATTTAAATTTGTCAAATTGTCAAATCGAGTTTAAAGGATAGGCATGTCAGAGCGTTTTTACTGGGAGAACGGAGAGCGTGTCCCTGTTGTCATTCCAGAAATGGGAATGACTCACCAAGTCGAAATTGATTCTCCCGAGCTTTCGATGATGAGAAATCTAATCGGTGTTTTGCTCAAATCACCTCATCCTGCTTTGTCGATTGAGTGCCTTTCTCTCATTTCCGGCATTGGATACGATGGAAAATCGATGGCTCAGATTGCCCGTGAGAACATGGTAACCCGCGCCGCTGTCTCTCGTCGTTGCGTTGATCTTTGCAAGCAGCTTGGCATCCCCCCGACAAGAGCAATGCGTAACGAGTCAGGCCAGCAGAACTGCCGCAAAGCTCGCATCGAAAAACTTAAAGAACTTGTAGACCAAAAACTATGAATACAGAAATGACCACATACCAACCTGGCGAAGTCGGGATGACTTTCCAGCCCGATTTGCCTTTTGAGGAATGGAAGCAAATCGGAGAACGCTTCGGAGAGGCGACAAAACGCTTCTCATGGGCTTTAGGAGACTGGCTGGTCTATGGCGGGAGCAAGTTTAGGTCGCGCATTCCTGTAGAGCTGTATGAGGAAGCAGAGCGAATGACAGGGGTCGATAGGCAATCACTCCTCGCCTTGGCTATCGTCTGCCGCAGGATTCCGATTGAGAAGCGTTTGCCAGATCTTTCTTTCGAGCATCATCAGGCCATCGCCTCGATCTCAAACGAGGACAAGCGCAATCGCTGGCTTCAATTCGTCGCCGGGGTTGAGCATGTCCCGACCAAGAAGCTTTTAAAGCTCTCAATCTCATGCCATACAGATTCCCCCAAGATCATCACAAAAGAGGAGTATGACGAAAGGAATCGGAAATTCGGGAAGGATAACTACATCCCGCACTTGCGCGGCCTGATTTCGATCTTACGCAAGACGATCCCTTCAATGGACGAGGACGAAATCGAGGCTTTGAAATGCGACACGCGCGGCCTTATTGACCTTCTGGAAGCTCTCTAACGCTTCGCAGGACGGCAAGTGATCTCTCCGATGAGTGCGCCAGGTTGAATTCCTAGGCGCGAAACTTTGAACGTGCGGTCACGATATGAAACTGTGTTGCCGAGTGACGGGATAGATGTCAGGTCGGATAAGAGGAACTTTACCTCAATGTCGGAATCGTCGGCAAAACCACCCTCCATCAGTTCTCGGCCAAACTGAGATTCGTTTACGATTGCCGAAATTTCCTGACCGGCAATCGTGATCGTGACTCCAAAGAGTTCACGATGCTCAAGAAATGCGTCCTTGATGGACTCCGCAATTTCAGCCTGCATCAGTCAGTTTTCTTTGCCGATTTCTTTTTAGCGACTTTCTTTTTTGGCTCCTCGACCTTTGCGGCACTGATAACAGCGCGGCCCGAAGAAAGCAAATCGGCGGCTGTCCCATTGTCCACGTTCTTAAGGACGGTTCCCTTTTCTGCAAGCTCGCCTTTCACGAAGCAATCTTCAATGATAAGAATGTTCTTCATGTCTCTTTCTTTTAGTCAAAAAAGAGGGGCAGGTTTTACCCTGCCCCTCTCCCAACCAATTACTATGAAAACGAAGCGATTAAGCCCCGAGAGCGTCGAGCATTGCCGAGAACGACTTAGGACGACGGACACCGCCATCGTAATAAGTGTTAGCAACGAGAGTGTGCAGGCCAGTCTTGGCGTTGGCGGAATCACGAAGAAGTTCAAGATTTAAACCGCCCCAGTAGCCGATCACGTAGTCAGCAAAGTTTCCGAAGAAGATAGCAGAACACACCCCGCTAGAAGTTCCCTTGGTAAGGGTCCGACTGACTGCGTTGGTGAATTCGGCGCGGTAACCGTTGATGACGTTCGGAGAACTGTCATTGATGATGAAGTTTCCTTCAACACCACTGGACTGCTTGGGAGTCTGCTTGAGTTTCGCGCGGATTTGACCGTTGGAAACGTAAGCGAGAGATCCCATGATTGCGTTTTGAGCATCAACCTTCTCCTCAAGAGAGATGATGTCGGCATAATCCGGTGCGGCTCCATTGGTTCCACCGACCACGCTACCGATGCCGGAGGTTCCGGCAATGCCTGCGGGCTGATTGGATCCACTTCCTGCACCGTGGAAGAATGCGGCCTCCTGAGTTGCCAACATCTGAGCGGTAAGGCTTCCACGAATCATCGACTCAATGGCGGACGAAGATTGCAAAAGCAACTGATCTGAAAGATCGATGAAGGCCGGGAGACGGCGCGGTGCCATCGTAAGCTGTGCGGTCGTCGGGCTGACCTCGTCGGCGGCTCCATTCTCGGCCTCGTGACCGGACGCAGTCCCGGCGATGAGGCGCGGCACGTCGATGTTACCGACAAGTCCGGTAAGGACGGTGGCACCAAGCTGACGCATGATTGAGGCATTGAAGAAGTCATCAAGAAGACCAGCCTTATTGGTCGCGATTGTCATTCCGCCCTGGTCGCCTCCGGTTCCCCCGGTTGCGGTCATGTCGCGCTTGACGTAGAAACCCGGAAGGGTCACACCACGGGAAACGCCGATTCCAGAACGCTCGGCCTCGCGCTCGCCTTCTTGGATAAGCTCACGCTCGATGCCATCAAGCTGCTTGCCGGTAAGGCTAGCACGGAGAGCTTTGCCAAGATCAAACTTGCCGAGATCACGCTGCTCACCCCGGCTCAAATTGCCGGCCGGAGTGTAGTCGGTGTGCTTCTCGGTGAGTCGCTGAAAAGCATCATTTTGGAAGTCCTGAGCGGAAAGGCCGTCACGGATTGCTTTGTTGGCATCAAGGACAAGTCCCCGAGTCTTCGCGGCCTCAGCAATTCCATTGATAGAATCAATTCGTGCGCGCTCGCTTTTGATAGCGTTATCGCGCTCCTGCTTGAGATCCACGGAGGGACGCTCATTGATAACTTCCACGGAACGGGTCTGTTCGGGAGCTTTGGTGGCCTTTGCGGCCTGATCGGTGATGGTATCAGACATGATATTCTTATTTGGGTTTTCTTCCGTTTTATTGTTTTTCATCGCCCGTCCGACTCCAACGGAATCGTCGGCAGGGATGCTGACGAGGCTCAGTTCGTAAGGTTCCCAGTCAACAGCTCTGACGGCCTCCCGACCACCTTCAAGCTTCCTGGTCTCCTCCCCGTGAATCAGATACCCAACAGAAACCAATCGCCGGATGCCATCTTTCACGTCCTCGAAAATCTCATTCGCGCGTTGCGACTTTGAAAACTTAACAATTGCCCGCCCTTTTTTATCGTCGTCGATCCATGCCCTTTCAACGACTCCTATTTGGTCGTTGCGGTCGTGTTCCATCAAAAAGGCACCACCGTTATTGATACGACTAAGTCGGACGTTCTCGGGTCCGTGCGCTAAGACCTCGGTGCCATACCAACGATCAACTTCGGCCTCGCTGGAAAATGCGATTTCAACCGTGCGCTTATCTTCATCAATAGCACGGTTCCCGATCTCAATTGATCGGTGAAAAACGAAACCTTTTGGGACTTCTTTACGAGTCGTCATCATCCCCCTCGGGGATGTCAATTTCACTCTGCTGCGGAGTGGTTTCCGGCATGAGCTTCAGTCCCATGCTTGCGGCAAGTTCCTCGTCGTCTTTGGCTTTCTGTAAGACCTCGTAAATGTCCCCTCCATTGTCGGCAATAACATCCCTGAGCGGTGTGATACGGTGCTGGATTCCAAGAATTGCGGCTTCCATATCTTTCTTGGGGTCCACCCATGACCAGCGACGACCTCGAAAATCGGGAGCGTTGAATTTCCAATACTTATCGTATGGCAATCCAAGTCGACCGGAAAGCAATTCTATCTCAAGCCATGCCTCAAAAATAGGCTCGAGAACGTGGTCGATCATGAAACGCTGGATTGCCTTCCAGACCTCCCTTTCCTCGATAAGACCAGCGCGAATGCTGGAATAATTTACTCCTTCCAAATCGTTAGAGAGAGAATTGTATGAAATTCCCAAACTGGTCGCGACACCACGAAGGCAAGACTTCACGAAATCACCATAGCCTGAGTTAGGATGATTTGAGTCCCATGATTTGAAGTCAACCCCGGCAGGAAGCTCTTCGATGGTCCCAGGTGACGCGTCAACCGGAAGGTTACCATCATCATCGATTTCTCCAGTCCATCCCTCGGGAGTCTGCTTGGTGAAGAATCCCATCTTTGCCGCTCCGGTTCTAGCCGCGACAAGCTCGGCTTCGGCGTATCCATCGAGCATTTCTGCTATCCCTACGGCGCCTACGACAAAGACACGGTGATGGCGGCGGAGAAGGCCGGCTACCTCACCGCCACCACTACCCGGCGCAGCCGGGCACGCCCTCCCATGAACCCGTTGGAACTGCCGCGAGTCTCCGTCACCCGCTCCACCCTGCCCCACTTATTCTGGGCCAAACTGAACACCCGCTATGAAGACAGACGGGGCTGACAGGCGCTTGCGCATCGCGGTGCTGATCCGCCACTTCATCTCCACCGCCGGCGCCGAAAAGTATTGTGTCGAGGTAACCCGGCGTCTCGCCGAAGAGCACGAGGTGCATGTATTCGCCCAGCACTTCGGGGACGAGAAAATCCCGAGCGTTCAGTACCACCGGCTTCGCCAATGGGTGAACAAGCCGCGATTCATCAACCAGTGGCTGTTCGAGCTGCAGACAGCAGCGGCGGTAAAAGGCGCCTTCGATATCGTTCATTCCCACGATATGCTCGGTCATGCGGATGTTTACACCTTGCATGTCCCTTGTTTCATATCGAAATTCCGCTCGGCCGAGGGCTGGCGAAAATGGCGCCTACGGCTCAGTATGTTATTCAGCCCTCGCCTGCTCAGCTACCGGCGCATCGAACAGGCGCAATTCTGCCGAAAGCGCCATCCGAAGCGATTCATTGCCGTATCCGATTACATGCGACGGAATATCGAAGCCAACTATCCACAGGTCACCGAAAACATTGTGACTGCCTATCCCGGCCTGGACGCCATTCATGGGCCCGTGTCGCCGGAACGCAGAACCGCCTACCGCCGCGATCTGGGCCTGAAAGAACGGCATTGCGCGGTGTTGTTTATTGCCAATG